AAGTGACTAGTAGACTCGTCACCACCGGTTACTCGTGAATAAATACTTTCAAAGGAGTTACATTATGCCGGCATATGATTACAAGTGTGATAAGTGTGAGAACGTCTGGGAAGAGATACGTCGCATGTCCGAACACGACGAACCAGAGAGGCTCCCATGTCCCCATTGCGGAAAGAAGAAATGCGTTCGTCAGGTGGTCTTAGAGGCACCTGCGTTGGCTATGGACACGAACCACCGCATAGATGGGAAGGCAAAAGGGGGATTCAAAGCGGTCATGGAGAAGATTGCGGATGGTCCAGGCGTAAAGGGTGGCAAACTAGAAAAGGCGATTAAACGCCGCTACCTCTGAATATACCGTACAAACACCGACTCTGGCCCTCAGACCCCCATTTATTTCACATTATAAATACCCATGAATTCTAAAAATGTTAACAAATTAGGAAGGGCTACCCCATGTCAGATATAGTAAAGAAGTATCAACACTACTTTAATGAATCAGTTAAATTACAATCTTTGGTCAACGAACAGGCTGCTTATATCAAAGAACTAGAGGAGGCTTTGGCTGCTCTCTCTGAAGATTTGACTACAGATGAGCGTCAGGCGGAACTCGACAAGGCTGTAGACGATACCGAAGAAAAGGCTTACAAGTACTTGAATCCATCGAATCCAAAGGGCATGTGGGATCGTAAGACTGGTCGCCCAAAGAGTCCAAAACATTTTGCTAAAGGTAAGAGGTTAGAGGCGGAAGAACAGAAGGCTAGAGATCGAAGGGATATTGAAGAGTATCATCCAACAAAGATCTTTGGTAAGGGTGGTAAGGTAGTCGGCACAACTGGTAGCAAGAAGAGTCCTACAAAGTTGGGTCATGTTGACAATGAGAACTATCCACTAGCCTGAATTAGTATTACACAAAACATTCAGAACGCGCCCCGGAAACGGGGCGTTTTCTTTTGTATAAATAGATGGTCATAGGAGAACTATATGAGAAACGATCTAGTAGAAAAGTATCAACATTACTTCAACGAGTCTATTAAATTACAAAAAATAGTAGACGAACAATCGGCTTACATTGCTAAATTGGAAGAAGCATTGGCTATGAACGGTAACGAAGAAGCGGCTCAAGAGAAATTGTCTGCTGTTGATCGTGTCATGGCAAATGTAATGCCCGGAGTAAAAGCAAAGAACAGACCATCTTTACCAACTAAAAAGCCAGTAGATCTCTCGGTAGAAGCACTCAGAATGAAAGCACAAGAGGATTTAGAAAAATGAACGATTTTGATTTCAATAACCCCATTTTAAGACAATTGGCGGAAACATATCGCCAGATGACTGAACTATATCATGGTACGGTTTCTGATTGCATGAAACAATGCAAGGAAGTGCATCCCCATCTCTCTCCGGAGGAATGCAAAAAACAATATTGCGAAGAGGGCATGACGACTCAGGGTGGTATTCATGAAAGTCACACTCACGAAGAATTGATGAAACTCTCCGATGAAAAATTGGCTGAGTTGAAGAATGAATATACAAAAAAGGCTGCTGACTCTGAAGGCGAAGAGAAAGAGAAGCACGAAAAGGAATTGGCTGATATTGAAAAGATTATGGATTCCCGCAAGGACAACAAGAAAGAGAAGGATGAAGAAAATGGCAAGAGTGAGTAACAAGGGTAAGGGTCGCGGTGGTTTCAAGCATGTCACCAAGCGCAACCGTCATTGGATGGCTCAAGTTAAGTCAATGAATCGCAAATTAGATTTAGCGAGAAAGTCATGAACAAAAAGAAACTTTTGGAAAAGATCGAAGTCATCAAGTCAACACAACCAATCAATGAACACGTTCCGTTGGATGACGAAGAGGGTGGCATGGCAATGGGAGAGTTGAAAACCAGTGCTGAAGCCGCAAATGAAATTGCATCAATGCTGCAAACCAATACTCAACTCGAAGCATGGGTGCAAAGCAAGATAACTAAGGCTAAGGATTACTTGGTTTCTGTTCGTGATTATCTAAAGAGTAACCCAGATGCCAAAGAATGATTTTGATGAATATCTTGACAGTATAAGAAAAGCAGTGGCGAGGGAAACTGCAACTCCCAAACAGGATAAAAAACCAACACCATCTGAAATCTTGATTGCAGCGAGAGAGATGATGAAAAGAGCAAAAGATGCAAGATCCAACAAAGACAATCGCTGAAGCATACACAAGACAAGTTCTTTTTGAACAATGGGCCACAACAAAACAAAATGACATTGTGGAAGCAATTTCCTCGTTTGAAGAGGAAAATGGTGTAGAATTAACCGAAGAGCAAATCAAGTTCGTAGTAGAATCATTTTTAACTGAATCATACAAATGAGATCATTTCGTCAACATATGAGCGGTGGATATGTTCCACCATCGGCTGAAGATCGTGCAGAGTTGGCAAGACTTCGTGCTGATCAATTTGAACGCAGAATAGCGGGCAGCAAGATGACTGACTTCGACCGCGGTCAATACACGGAGATTGGTCACGCTGCAACAACTGGTGGCATCGGAAGCAACGCCGATACAGAACTCTGGGTTCATCACGATGACAGGATTTTAAGAAGAAGATTACCAGAGTGGCGTCCACACGGAGCGCACCATGATGTATTTGGCATGGGCGAATTGAACTATCCAGAAGGCGGTCCTCGCAAACCAGCGGGTAGAATAGACCATGCATTGAAGGCCATTTCCTTGCAATACGATCCAAAGACTCCTTCTCACCATGTTGAGAGGGTTGTTCAACAATTACGGAAAGCACATCCAGATTATGTCATTCGTGATTATGAACAAAACAAGTATGTTCACGAAGGCGTGGCAAAAGATATTGCAAAAGTGCTAGGTACAGCGGCAGTTGCGGGGGCAGTCGCTTTTGGAGCCGGTAAATCCGTCAAGCAACAATTTCCAAGTAAACCAGAAGCGCCAATAGCAAAAGCATTTGCTGGATCAAAACCAGTTGAAAAACCAACATCAACACTTAAAGTGCCAACAGATGTTAAAGCCAAAATGCCTGCATCACCCAAGGTCAAGGAACCGGATGGGCATAAAGAATTTCACGAAAGATTACAAAAGCATTTTGGCGAAGAATATCCAATCATTTTGGCTGCTGCGAAGAGAAATGGTATAGCGGAAACAGATCACGAAAACTTGGCTACTCTTTATGCCATTCGCAAAGCAGAGAATGGAAAACAGGGGAAAGAGTTTGGTGTTCTCCATCCCAAGGCAAAAGGTAAGCCAGGAGAATCCAGAGAAGCCACTCTGGATAGACAAGCCGGCTGGGCTGCTGCAACAATCATAAGCAAGCGGCGCGCCCACGAGGCATCAAAGCAAGGTGGAGATTTCGTTGAGTTTTTGGCATCAAAGTATGCGCCAGTTGGTGCAGAAAACGATCCAAACAATTTGAATAGAAATTGGCACAAGAATGTTTCTGGTTGGCGTGATGTGTTTCATGGCAAAAAGGGAAGCATAAGCGAAGCAAAAAAGAATCTTCATGTATTTGATTTTGACGATACATTAGCAAAAACAAAATCCGGTGTAAGTGTTAGAAATAAAAAGACAGGTGAAACCAGAAGATTAAACTCGGGAGAGTTTGCAAGTTTTGCTCCAGAGGACGAACATGAATTGGATTTCTCAGAATTCAACCAAGTAGTAGATCCCGAACCAATCAAAGGATTAGATAGAGCCGCACGAAATGCTTCACGAAAGGGCAGAGATGTGGCAATATTGACTGCAAGACCACCGGCTGCTGAACCCGCAATTCGTAAGTACCTGAAAGGTCGTGGGATAAGAGGCAAGAACTTAAAGATAATGGCAATAGGTTCCTCAGATCCAAAGGCAAAGCGCGATGCTCTGGGAGCGCACCTTGCTGGTAAGAATTACAATAAAGTAGAATATAGCGACGATCATGGACCAAATGTAGATGCTGTAGGAGAATTGCAAATGCAGCATCCAACCACTGCTTTCAGATTGAGAACAGTTAAAATAAAAGAAGAAGCAAAACCTAAGATATTAACCAGACTTACCAATCAACTCCGCTCCAAAGGTGTTAAAAATGCCGCAGGAGTTGCAATAGGTAAACTTCGTCAATTTGGCTTAATGCAAAAGGATTCTTTGTCGCTCACAGACAAGGGAGCCAAGAGAAACAAAATGTCACCTGGCGCAAGAGCCAAAAGTAGAGCGGCGAGATATAATGGTGGATCGCCAAAAGATTATACATATAATAGCAAAACAAACAGAGCCACAAAAAAGGACTAATTATGACATCCGAATCAGACTGGATCAAAGAAGTATCAAAAACCTACCTTGAAGAAGCCTATGGCGCCAAGGCAAAAAAGAAAAAGGAAATGAAAGAAGAAGCAGAGGAATGCAATGAGTGCATTCAAGAACAAGCACTCGTTGAGTCTGTTAATTTATTGACAGAAGAACAACAAGAACTCTTTGTTCTTTCTTTCGTAGATGACCTTCTTGAGAGTCTAACTGTTGAAGAAATAGAAGCACTCACAGAGGAACAACTTGAAGAAGGTTTGATGGCTAAACTCAAGGGTTATGCTGGTGGTGCTCTTGCTGCTGCAAAGTCTGCCCCACTTTCTCAATTTATCTCAAAGGCAAAACAATATGGTGCAGAGAGAACCGAGCGTCTTGAAAAGAAGGAAGCACAAGCAGCACATGCAAAGGAAGTAGAAAAGGCAAGAGGAGAAGCAAAGGGTGGAGTCCGCAAGGCCACAGATGCAGAACTCCATGCTATAGTTGGTAAACTTGGCGGTGCCAAGGGTGCTACAAACAAGGCAGTCCTCGCAAAGGCTCAAGAAACTCTCGGAAAGAGAGCAGAAGCAGCCGCTGGCAAGGGATTGGGTGGTTTGGTTGCCAAGACAAGAGGATTGCTCGGTAACAAAGCTGCTATGCGTGACAGAGTAACAAAGATGGCCGAGCGTTCAAAGGCTCAAGCCGGTAAGGTAAAGGTTGATGCATCAAAGGTTGTAGATCAAGCCCGTGGCGGTTACAAGAAGCAAACTATTGCAAAAATACAAGGACTTCGCGCCAAGGGGAAGCAGTCTGCGGGTGAGATAAAGAAACTACAAAAAACATTACCTACAAAGAAAAAGAAGTAAACAAAACCCCCAGAAATGGGGGTTTTTTGTTGGATAAATACTTCCATATGGAGTATCCTATGGATCGAGCACAACTATTATTGAATATCAAAAAGTTATTAGAAAAACAAGGTGCTAAAAGAAAACTCATGCAAAAAGCAAAGAGGGATTCTGTTGCACTTGCAAGTGAATTAATTGGTGTTACGATGCCAGCAATGGGTATGTCCTCCATACACGAAGAAGCAATAATCAGGGAGTATTCTGTCCAAGCAGTTGGACGCAAAAGGAATACCATGATGAATGCCATGCAATTGAATGATGCTGAATTTTTGAACTGGGTGCAGGATAGACTCTATAGACTCGCTCACGAAAATGAAAGATCTGTATCTGAATTTACCATCAAAGATCTTTCTGCTGGCTTGCAAAGATGGGAAAATTTATTCTCCACACAAGACAAAGAATGGGGTAAGTACAGAGAACCATTCATGAAGTATAAGGATCGTTTTATTAAAGCAGCGGCTGTAATTCTAAATACAGGACAAGCAGCAGGATCACTGAATGATCCACCAAATAAAGCGGCTCCAAATAATACAGACGGTTCTCCGGCTTCTCCGACAATGTTGAAGCACCAAGCGGCTGATGGAGTGTCGGGTGATGTTCAACCAGTGCCTCCAGGTCGTGGTGGTGGTAGTCCTGAAATGGAACAACAACCACAAGAGTATGGTCCAACTGAGTATTTACAATACTTCCAACAACTGTTACAGATGGACGATGCTCAATTTGCCGAGTTTGTACATGACAAACTATTGAGCGGCGAAGATGCACCAACCAATATGTCAAAGAAGTCAATACAAAAACTACTCAACCGAGATGAAAAGGAAGTAACAAAAGTATTTGCAAAGTATGAGAAGGAGATGCACAAACTGTATAAAGAATACGCCAAAAGATTCTTGGGTGCAGTTGACATGATGTTACAACAAGAGGAATGATATTATGAATAAAGATGTATTATTACTGAATGCGTCAGAAGAAGTGATTAATGTAATTGATTGGACAAAAGCGGTAAAACTCTTGATGGCTGGAAAGGCAATAAAGCCTTACAATTACGAAGACTATCACGAAATAACAACAAGCAGCGGAATATTTAAACTCCCAACTGCTATAGTGTTGGTTGAATATGTAAGAATTCCATACAGGAATTGCAAACTTAACAAAAAGAATTTGTTCAATAGAGATCACGGAATGTGTCAATATTGTGCAAAGAAGTTATCAAAAGCAACTCTGACAATAGATCACGTTTTGCCAAAAAGTCGCGGCGGCAAGAATTCTTGGGAAAACATGGTATCTTGTTGCAGGGGTTGTAATATAAAAAAGAAAAACAGAACTCCTTCGGAAGCAAATATGAAATTGCTATCCGTGCCTGGTTTACCACATAAGGATTTTGTACTAATTAAAGTATATGATGGGAACCATAACAAGTTATGGGAGAGATGGATTAGTATAAATAATAAGTAACCTTAAGGAGAATACACAAAATGAGATTTGCAAACCCACCCGCATATACCATAACTGGCGCTTTACAGCAAAATGTTGAACTAAGTTCCCGTGCTATCATGTTTACAAACGCACACTCTGCTAATACGACAACCACAATTGTTGCTGAAGTATGGATTACACAAAATCCAGGAACAAGAGATGTTGACGAATATGGTGATTATACTAGCAGAACATATAAGTCTGTATCCTTTACTGTAAATGTTCGCTCGGGTGAAACTTTAATTCTTCCGCTAGCACTGAAAAAGGTAACTTCCCTATCACTAGGAACTTCAACCACCGCATATGTACTTGTTTGATTTTTCACAATTTCAATTAAACTGGAACCAAACCCATCCTAGTGGTGCGCTGAGAACAATCAGTGAACAAACAGAGGATGGGGGTCCAAATGTCCATCTGCAACACGCAGAGGATGCCATATTTGACGAAGGACATGAGGGTGGTCGTTCTGCTGCACATTACATACATTCTTTGGCACATGGATTGATGGGCAAACACGGACCAGATTTTAAAGTAACAACAAAGTACGATGGTGCTCCTGCGGTGATATTTGGAGTACATCCAGTAACCGGAAAGTTCTTTGTAGGCACCAAATCTGTATTTTCTAAAACGCCAAAAATTAATTACTCATTAAAAGATATCCAAACAAATCACGGAGATTCACCCGGTCTTGTAGCAAAGTTGCAAGCGGCATTTAACAATTTACGCAAATTAAATATTCCCCACGGTGAAGTCTATCAGGGTGACATGATGTACACACCAGATGATTTGCGATCTGAAAACATAGACGGAAATGAACACATAACATTTACCCCAAATACTTTAACATATGCTGTACCCCATCGCAGCGATGATGCCAAAAGAATTGCAGCATCCAAGATGGGAATAATCGTACACACTGGTTATAGAAATTTTGGTCAAAAAGGAATGACAACCCAGTTTTCACCCGATCTTTCCCACTTGGAGCAACACCCCGATGTGTGGATGAAAGATGCTCAATTGAGCAGAGGTGAAGGAAATGAAAAACAACTGTCTGCTGCGGATCACAAGAAAATACTTGAACACTTAAAAGCAGCACACAAGCACATGGATGATAGCAAAGATTTCCTAAATGCAACTGCGGGTCATGCAACACTTAAACCATTGTTGAAAATGTTTGTAAATGACATGGTAAAAAGAGGTGTTGAAAGACCATCAAAACAACACATCATGGATTTTATCACGGCAAGACACAATGCAGAGGCAGATAAGTTAAAAACGCAAGCAGGCAAAGATCGTGTTCATGCCAGACGAACAGAATTGCTAAGTCATTTAATGCAAAATGGACAACATTTGGATAATATGTTGGCAGCACACCACAACATTGCTGCGGCTAAACACATATTAATTGGTGGATTGAAGAAGACAAAAGGTATTGCGACTTACGCAAGAACCCAAAAAGCACACCCAGATACAAAAGAACTTGTAGATCACTTAGAACCAGTATCACCCGAGGGATTCGTCATGATTGATACTGGCACTGGCAAAGCATTGAAAGCAGTAAACCGCTCAGAGTTTTCAAGAATGAATTTTGAGCGCGGTAAAATGGCTCAAATGAAGAAGAAACAAAAGCAAGGCGAAGAACAAGAAGATCAAGAAGATCAAGAACAAGGAGAAGACAATGGCTAAAAAAGGATGTGGTTGCGGTGGACCAAAAACCGGAAACGGCGGCAAATGATGTTTAAAGCAAAACTTATGACCGTCTTTAAAAATATGTTTGGTGGTGAATACACCAAAGAAAATGGTAAGATATTTTGGTTAAAAGAGAATACTAAAGAACTGGTTACAACCGGATTCTTGAAGTACTTTATAGATAAGAAAAAAGATCCATCTTCAAATGTCGTGTCTACTGTTGTTTCTACAGAAGTAAGTAAAGTTGTTTCAACAGAAGTAAACACAACAAAACCACCAAGCAAGAAAGCAAAGAAAGATGCAAAAATTCCAACAAATCCTGAAGTATCTCAAGGAAGTTAAACAAGTTGGTCCTGCTTTTCTTGTAACCGGTGCATTTGGACCATACACAAGAGCACACGAAGAAATGGCACGCGCGGCGGCCGCTCATGCTGCAAGCACAGGTCATACTCATTTTTACCACGGCATTGGAGCATCTGAACTAAAACCGGATGCTCCTTTGACACATGAACAAAAAACTCAGATCGTAACCGGTTCTCACAAACACATTGCAGGAAGTATGCCAAAAGAATACAGGGGAAAATTGGGGTTTGGTGTAATACCAAGAGAGCACTCAATTACTCCTTTTCACCAAATAGGTCATTTGATAAGTCAAGGACACAAAAATATAACAATTGCAGTCGGTTCCGATCAAATGGGAAAAGGTGGTCTCAAAGATCAAATATTAAAACACATTGAAAGACATGGTGGATTTGTTGGTGCAGACAAACAAGTTCACGATGTTGATATTAATTTTCACCAACTTGGTAAACCAAGAGTTGAAACTGAAATTCCACGCGAAGAGTTTCTCAAACAAGTACGCGGGGGAGACTATAGCGGTGTAAAGGCAGGAAAATTAAGAGCAGCAATTGCTTCAGGAGATGAAGAATTGGCACACGAAATGATGCCACATTCTGTAGCAGATAAAGCAGCATACTTCAAATTAATCAAAGGACAGATGGATGCAGTTCAAAGAGGAATTGACGCCCAACGAACCGAGAAAGAAGCGAAAAAAGCAGCCAAGGCTGCGAAGAAGCCAAAAACCAAACCTAAAAAGAAGAAGGTAAAGGTAGTAGAGGGATTGATTCGTATTGCTTCTTTTATGGAAGCAGCCAAAGATCCGACCCGCAGGGAAAGAGATCATAGGATGTACGGTTGGGGTAAAGAAAATCCAACACCCAGACAATTGGCTAATAGAAAGAAAAAAGACAAGAGAACTGTTGCTAGAAGACAAGCCAATGCATCGGGCAGAACCAAAAAAGGTGATAGTTCGGTAGAACTGGATCACAAAAACGGTAATGCCAATGACAATAGTGCAAAAAACTTAAGAGTTGTTTCCAGACATACCAATCGTTCCAGAAACAATAACAAATGGCGCAAATGATAAATAGTGGGGAGATAACACATGGATTTTCATAAATTACGCCAAATTATTAACGAAGTTAACAAAGCCGATATGCCTTGTAATAAACCCCGTCGTTCGACCAGTGCTGGAAAGAAAATGATGGTTAAGGCATGTGAAGGTGGACAAGAAAAGATTGTTCATTTTGGTGCAAAGGGATACGGTCACAACTATAGTCCTGCTGCAAGAAAATCCTTTAAAGCAAGACATAAGTGCGGGGAAAAGAAATCAAAACTAGGAGCGCAATACTGGGCATGCCGTAAACTTTGGGCCGGCCCTAAAGGTTCAAAGAAATCATGCCCACCAGGCAGAAAGTGCAAGTACTGATATGAAATTCAAAGAACTCAGAAGATTAATCGAACAATATGAAGTATTAAACGAAGGCGGCAAGGGAATGATGGTTCCCGGTTTAAACAGCCAACAGTCCTCCGATGGTAGTGTAAGTCTACATGACATTACAGAACCAGAGATGATCGAAAGACTTAATGCTGGTATTTCTGCATTCGTTTCCAACGTACCAAAGTCTGGTATAGTTGATCCAAGAGATCTATTGGTTCGTCTTCGTGTCGAGTTGAACAAAATAGGATTTGATTTCAAGTACGACGGCAAGACATATCCACAAGAAAATATGAGTTTTGCTTTAACTCAATTTGGTGGTCGCACTGGTGTAGATGAGAAGGGGAATAAATTGAACGATGATGGTATCTCTCATCGTGTTGGAGGACCAATGAAGTTGGTAATGCAAATGAAGCATCCACCTGAGGTTGGTTTCCATTCAATTGAAGCCAAGATAGAAAAGGGAGCAGGATCTTCTGAACCTTCATATGAAGGTGGTTCCGAAGCCGCTGCTACTCTTAAAAAAAAAGTGAATGAAGAGAAAGACGCTTGCTACCACAAGGTAAAGGCAAGGTATGATGTATGGCCATCTGCTTATGCATCAGGTGCATTAAGCAAGTGCAGAAAAGTGGGAGCAAAGAATTGGGGAAATAAGAGCAAGGATTAATATAATGGAACTTTTGGTTATGGATGTTTATAAATTGAATGATGATAATTTCTTGATGTTTGCAATGAAACACTACGACAATCCGCAGTGTAAAAATATTGAGGAATTTCACGAAGACATGAACAGAATTAAATACTTAAAAAGACTGTTCAGAAAATACAAAACATCAGGTGTGTTGCGAGAAAGACTAATACTAAATCACTTAATAATTTTTTGCAATGTGTTTGGAAATGAAGCAGCAGCGAGATTGCTCTTTTCTAGAATAGAAGACGACTTGCATATGTACCTAAAGACATTTTTAATATTCTTGAACAGCCTACCAGAAAACATACCAGAAGCAGACTTGGTTACAATACCACTAGACAGAAGAATAATAACAAAACTACGAGAAATTAAATGAATCCAAAACCAGTATATCTTCTAGAGGATCTAAGAAGGTGGTTCAGAGAAAAATGGACCGCTCAAGATGGTTCTCCATGTGGGGCATACAAGGGTAAAGGAAGAGTCAAGTGCCGTCCATCCAGAAAAGTATCATCCAAAACTGCAAAGACTTGGGGTGAAATGGACAAAAAAGAAAAAAGAAAAGCAATACGATTGAAACAAAAGGCTCATCGCAAAGGTCACCAATTCAGTAGACACGACACTGGTGAAACTTGGCGCGGTGGTGGTAAATATGAACCGAAGAAGAATGTAACGGAATCGGTGAATAAAAATGAAATGAAACAAATCATGTCCTATCTCAAGGGGTCCATCAATAACCCCATGAGATTTTATTATCTTTTGTTACTATCGGGTATGAATGGAGCAAAGGCTAACAGTTTGTTGTTTGACTTAAAGAACCCGACTCTTAGAACTGGTAGTCCAATCTACAGAAAAAGAATGTTGAATCTTTTGAAAAACATAATCAACACCATAACAAAAGATCAATTACTGTACAATCGTGTTCGCTCAATGGCACTTAGTGGCAATCTATCACTACATGAACAGGAAGGTGCTGCCACTGGTGGTGGAGATGCCGGTGGTCAATCCGGTGGTATGGGTGGAATGAGTGTTGGTGGTTCGTTCATTGAAGGTATGCCAGACGCCACTCCCGCAGAACAAACATCTGGTCCTGCATGGGGTTCTTCTCCACCCCCAACAAAGAAAAACAAAAAGCGTTTGGTGAAACAGTATCGTGATTTTGCAAACTTACACAGGAGACAACCATGATTCCTACAGAATTAATTAGTATGATCGGAGGAGGAGCCACGGGATTCCTCTTCAAATACATGGCGCAAAAGAGTGCCGATCAAAAGCAGATGTTTGAGCAATTGATTAAGGCTAATCAACAAACAACTGAAAACCAAGACAAGGCAGTACAAAGAGTTTCAATTGATGCAGGACGAGTTGTTCGTCAAATCATCGTATTGACTGTTCTCTTTGGTGCTTTTGCTGCTCCATTCATCCTACCATTCTTTGGTGTTCCAACCTTCATTGAAGTTGATGTTAAGAACCCAGAGGGACTATTTGGATTGATTCCAGAGACTTCCAGAAAAGCATTCGTTGAAGTAAACGGATTCTTCTGGTCATCCGAGAATAGACAAATTCTTCTAAGCATTGTTGGTTTCTACTTCGGAACCGCTGCTGCAACACCAAGTAGATCATAAGGAGTGAATATGAAATATCTAACAATACTATTTTCCGCATTGGTACTTGCTGCTTGTGATACAATGCCAGTAATTGTTCCAGACAATACAAGCGATAATGTTGTAATGATGCAATTAAAAGACTCAATCGCTCAACCAGGTCCAACACCTCCTTCATTTGGATGGGTTATTTGGTATTTCCCTCTAGCAGTTATCTCTATGATGGCTGCTTGGAGATACTTGATTAAGAAACCCGTTATTTGTGAAGAAGACAAGGATGGGGATGGGTTTGTTGATCCACAAAAACCAAAACAACAATAAATAAGTCAACGGCGAACTCTTTGTTATGTTAAATCTTTATGGGGGAGATTTTCATGACAAAGAAGATAGAATCGCATGGCACATGCGAAGTATGTGCAAAAGCATGTGAAGATGCTAAAGACAATGTAAAGAAACTTCAAAAGAAGTTGCAAACGATGACTATCGTTACTTGCGTATCCATGACAATAGCAGGAGAGCAAGCAGCGAAGTCTATCGTTTCTTTCATTTCTACATTCAATGAAGCATCAAAAGCAGCCGATGGTAAAATACAAACACCGGTTACGGAAGAAAAGAAAGAAGGAGATAAAGATGGCAAACTCGCCATCACTCCCTTTCGTCCTTATAGATTTGGCATAAAACCAGAAGCCAAAGAACAATCTAACTATAAACCAGAAGATGAATTGGCTAGATTTGTTAAAAAACAACCAGCCAAAAAACCAGAGATGGAAATACAAGTGCTTCCACCCACTCCAGTTGGACAAGCAATAGCAAAAGCATTAAGCAACGACACCAGTTTAATACCAACTACGAGTGAAATCCCACAAACAGACTGGCGGACTGCCTTATTGACGCCTAGCACCCTTCCTTTTGATGTATACAGCACTACCATTGGGTTGGGTATTAATTATGGATTTGGTGAATACTATGGATTAGGTGAAATGAATGGGTATTCTGGCGTACAAACACCTTCGCCATCATCACTATCTGTATTTGCAATCGCACAATTATTTAATTCAAGAAAGAGAATCTAATGACAAAAATTACTTCAGGGTTGCTTGCTATCAGTCTATCTGCAACTGCTAATGCAGACTTGGTGAATGGCGGATTTGAGGATTTCCAAACATGGGGTTATGGATTCTTCTCTGGATCTGATCCAACTGTTAACTGGGCTACAACCGCACCAGACAATACATTAGAAATTTGGCAAAATGGATTCTTTGGAGTATCTGCTTATGAAGGAAACTCATTTGCAGAATTGAACGCCAACTATGCATCCACCCTATACCAAGATGTAAATGGTCTTGGAGATTTCAATCAAATAAACTGGAAGTTTGCCCATCGTGGTAGAGATGGTACTGATACAATGAGACTAACCATCACAGATCTTGGTTGGGATCAAGTTTATGGTGGTGGAAATGATACAGTTTTGTTTCAAGGTGAGTTCACCGATACAAATGCTGCATGGGGACTGCATACTGGCACAATCACTTCAATCGGTAATCTTACAAGATTTGCCTTTGAATCTGTTTCTGCTGTAGGTGGAAACACACAAGGTAACTTTATTGATGCATGTGAGTTTGGTGTAAATGTAGTAATACCTTCTCCGGGAGCAATTGCTTTGCTTGGAGTGGGTGGACTTATGGTATCACGCAGAAGAAGAATCGTTTAATTTATCGTATAAGTACTTACAGATATAGTACGAATCAACAATATCTGACACCGGACTAGTAATATCCTTCTTGTCCGGTGTTATTATTGATTTTAATAGCATATTGTTTTCTTCAACAAATGCGTCGTACATTTTTTCTTTATCTGCATTACCCTTACCAGTGGCATACTTCTTGACTTCCGTTGGAGGAAGAATCGTTAGTGGTATCCCTTTTTGATAAATCTTGTACTTAAGAACACCAGTATTTTCAGCAATGTGGAAAACTTTACCTTTGGCACCGTATGCGTATCCTTCCAGAGCAATAGCAGAACACCCTAGAAGAACTTCCATTGCCCAATCGGCAATTGTTTCATATCTTTCGATATCACAATCCCAATCTAGGAAGGTTTCTCCTATGATGTTACTTAGATAACTGTTAGCGTACTTTTTGGTGTCTGTGAGGTAGTAAAACGAACACTTGCTGAACGCGAAGGTTCCTGTTCCGTTGAACACACAAATTGCGGGCCCAGTCAAGGAATAATCTATACCAGCGATTATCATACATTATATGTATCCTCCATTAAAACACTTATCCCCACACAATCTATTGTGTTATTCTTAATATTGATTAACACTTGGTCCGCTTCGGGATTTGATTATGTGGGGACACAAATATTTATGCCAATTCCCAAACAAAAAACCCCGATTTTTTAGATCGGGGTTTCGTTATTGTAATTTTTACTTAACTCTCTTTAAATGTGCTTCAATCTTTTCTTCCATCTCGTTTAGTCTGCGATAAATTGCGTCCACTTCTTTATCCATCATTTCTTGGGTGGAGTCTACTCGTCGGCTCATTTCCCGTGCTTCATTTTCAATCTGACGATATACTGTGTCAAACCGATTATTCTCTGTTTGTTCTGCAATCTGTCTCTTCAACTTCTTGACTTCCGTTTCTGCTAAAACAAACAGAACACCCATCAAAACAAAACCACCCATAATAATCCACAAATAAACCATTGCGTTACTCATAATTGCTCCTTTGTAATTGTTTTTATGCGTTTTGCTACCCATTCAGCCACATTAACCGTGACTGCATTACCCATTTGACAATACCTGGCACGATCTGACAAACCATTGGTCCAACCATCGGGAAACCCCTGTAGTCTCTCCCACTCTAATGGAGTTAGATAACGAACTACATTTGGGTTCTCCAGCACTAAAACACTTGATCTTTGACCAACATCAAACAAGTTTAGTGTATTCGAATACTGAGTATCCACCCATGTCTCAAAGTCTTTATTGCTTTGTGCTTTTCTAGACTTTCTTATGGGCTGTGGATAATGTTCAACATATTCATCAAACAACGAGTTAAGTGTGGATACAGAGTTCTTCCCTGTCTGTGTCCTCGCTCTAGCATCCCCTCGCATGTCGGTTTTGAGATCCAATACTTCTGCGGCACGTTCTCCTCTAAGATCTGCGACAACAAACACTCGTTCTCTTCTTTGGGGAACGCCGAAGAATCTACTGTCCAAAGTTCTCCACGCGATAGATTTAGGACTCCACTGTTTGACCATTTCGTTGAGAACGATTCCGAAATCTCTTCCGTTACTGCTTGTGAGCATTCCGGGGACATTCTCGACCACCACGAAGGATGGTCTGGTTGGCATGTCTCTGACGATTCGAATAAACTCATAAAATAATCCTGAGCGTTCTCCCGCTAGTCCTTTTCTCTGTCCACCCGTAGATAGATCCTGGCAAGGGAATCCACCGATTACTACATCAACTGGACTTGCCTTGAGAGGATCTATCGTCCTCACATCTTCATATATTGTAGCACTTGGAAAATGCTTTGCAAGTACTTTCCTGCAACTTCTTTCTTTGTCGCAAGCCCAAGAAATGGAGAAACCCTGACGCTCGAATCCGAGATCAAGGCCTCCAACTCCTGAAAACAAAGAACCTACTTTCATTTAGTCAAATCTACAATTTCACACTTATCACCGCTGCAAGCATAGGTTTGTGTACCAGCAGTGTTGTCTTCCTTCTCATACTTCTTGAGTTGACTCCAATCAACATTCTTTGGCATCTTTGCAAGCATCTCTTCGTATTGCTCTTTTGTGCAATCTTGGTATGGTGCTTGACGATATGTGTGATCTGAATGTGGCAAGAATGAAATGCCGCTGATGTCATCGAAGTGCTTGTATACCCATGCGCCAACTTCCATCCATTCATGTTCCTTTACAGTAATTGTAACAGATGGCTTGTGTTCGCACCAGTTGCGTTGATATACTAACCAGAGTTCAAGTTGCTCCAGTGCAGTCATATCATTGCGTGTAACTGATCCCTCTGCTTTCATCGGGAACGAGAATACCATTGTGTGCTCTGGCTTCATTACGCATGGTTCGTGTGGGAAGCCAAGATCTACCATCAGTTTACAGATAGGATCTTTTTGATCTGCACGAACTGTACGGATATAGTATTCGGCATGACGAGCATGGATACCCGATGCAGCATCTACAAGTTGTGATACTGTTCCTGATGGTTTTACACAGGTGATTGCAGCGGCAGGATTAATTCCCAAACGCTTTGCCCATTGCTTGTTGGTTTCTACTGCATCGTTCTTTAACGCATTCAATAGTGTTTCTAGATTCGATCCAACAGTATACATTAACTTATTATCCATAATACCCGTCAAAGAAACACCAAGCAGTGCTTCTTCTTCGCAGTTCTTCTTCCATTCACTTGAGAGGTATGGGAAGTTTGTGAGAGATGCTTGCCATGTGCCAAGAATTGCAGCAAGACGAACCTTTCGTGCCAATGTTTCTGGTGTATCATCTGCACGAACAACAACTTCAGTTAGGTTGCAGAACTCACGATCACGGAGAATGATTTCGCTGCATGGATTTGTACCGAAATCAAAGTTTGGATCACGCCGCTCACCAAGACGAGCAACAGTCTTCTTCGTTGCATCGCGGTTAAAGATACCACGCTCACCGCTCTTGCTATTGTAGAGAGACAACCACTCTTCCATGAATACACCAATCTCTGGACGCTCTGTGTACACAGCAGAATTGTTTGCCAAAGCGCGTTGTGGATTTGCTTCCCACCATGCACCCGTCTTGGCATTTCTCATGCGGTCATCCGTGAGATTCGATAGGCTAATAAGAGCAGATCTACGGACTCCTCCGACGACGACAATCTCTGCAATCTTGCAGACGATATCGTGGCATTCGATTGAGGTAAGTTTGCGCCCTGCCGCTCTCTTAAAAGTATCACAGGTGAATTGGAATAGATCTTCGAGAGGCTTTGGGCCTGAAGCTCTCCCTCCAAATGTCTTAAGCCGCGCACCAGCAGGTCGTACTTTAGATACGTCCCATTGTGGTACTTGACCTCCAATGAGCAAGGAGACAAGTTCCTTATAAGCCTTAGCCCAACCAGCCTTGCTATCCTGTACAATGATTGTAGTGTCGGACTGGGTGAACTCTTCAGCAATCGTAGGCAACTTTTCAACAAACTGTTTCTCGACGCTAAATCCCACACCAGTACCGCACATAAGAATATAAAGAATTTCATCAAAAGCCCTCACGCGATTTACTGCCACATATGAGCAATTGTAACCAGCAGTATTATCACGGAGAAGTGCTTCGCCTGCGGTCATCAATGATCTCATGCTTGGCATGATTTCAAGGTTTAAAACTGCCTGTCTTAATTCTTCTTGTTCTTCCTTTGTAATCTTAACCTTCATTCCCTTGAGGTGTTCATCAAAGAAATTAAAATAACGATTGACGGTTTGTTCCCAACTTTCTCTGCGACCCTCTTCCTCAAGCCAACGGGAGTAGCGAGAAAGGTGGATAAAATCTTGATACAGAGTTGGTAAATTTTGCATACGTTAAATCTCCTATGGGTAATAGTATAATACAAACCGTCTGTTTGTCAATCGTTTTGGTACGATATTTAGTCGTTAGAAAGAACCACCGTCAAGCGAACTCGAATTTATCCATTGAGATCCGCTGTAAACTAATAATTGATTAGTTTGTGGACTTGTTATTGTAACATCTGTCAAATCGTTTAATGTAGCCACTCCACCAGAACCAGTTGAAATCTGTCCTGAATCTACGAATGATCCATCCGATAATTCTAATATCAAATGCCCATTTCCATCAATATAAGAATCAACTACAGAAACACCAGCAGGACCGGTGGCACCAGTAGCACCCGTGGCACCAGTAGCACCCGTGGCACCAGTATCTCCCTTTGCACCTTTTGGACCCATTGGTCCAACACCAGTGAGTTCGTTTGCTGTAAAAATTACACCAGGCGATATTGGGTGTGTTGGATTTGTTCCTACTGGAATAGTTTCAATAGTAATTGATGTGTTGTTAGTATGCCACATCAATTCAATATACTGTCCGGCATTTACAGATGTAATAAAATTCCAACCAACAATAAGTTGTCCATTTAATCCGGCGTGCTTGCTTGGGATAGAAGCAACTCCTGCCGATGATGTAATATTATTACCATCTAATCTATACCACAACGTAACTTCATTGACGTTTGCACTGCTATTTGTAAACTGTATTGAAAATTGTAAATTATACACACCAGCATTATCAAAAATAATTCTGTTATTGCTGAGTCGTACACCATTTGCTTCAACAAGCGTACCAATATTTACGACATACGCTGTTGTTGTATTTGCTGCGCTTTGATTTGTTGTGTCTATACATGACGCATAGTTTGGCGGATCAATTGATATATCAACTGTTGCTTTTGTTCCCTTTGGTGTTACTGTAACAAGATTGCCAGTAAAATTAATAGAACGTAGATTCTTTACCGCTTTTGTGCCTTCGACATAAAGATCTACGTTCCCACCACCACCGGAACCATATGATGTATTAGAAAGTTCTTTTGATACTTTTGCATTGATATCTTCAATGAACTTTGTATCAAAAGAAATGAGTTGTTTATCTTGTTCGTAGGTTAAAGGATAACTTGCAGTAACAATACCAGAATCACCCTTATCTCCCTTATCACCTTTATCGCCCTTTGGACCAATTGGACCAGGAGCACCATTTGCTCCCGCAGGTCCAGCAGGACCTATATCACCTTTCGATCCTTTAGGGCCTTGTATTCCCTGATCGCCGCGTTCTCCCTTATCACCAGGCGCACCCGCTTCTCCCTTATCACCTGTCGCTCCTCGTTCTCCTTTAGGACCGCGAGAACCACGCGGACCGGGTGGACCAGATGACCCAACAAGCCCTTGGGGACCGGTATCTCCCTTTTCACCTTTCGCTCCTGTAGGTCCAACTGGACCAACTGGTCCCTGATCTCCAGTATCTCCCTTATCACCTTTAGGACCAACCTCTCCCTGTATTCCATCAGCACCCCTTTCTCCGGGATCGCCCTTTGGACCTTGAGGTCCGGTTGCTCCGGTGTCACCCTTTTCTCCTTTTTCACCTCGTTCACCGATGAAACCACGCTCACCACGATCACCTTTATCACCCTTTTCTCCTTTTTGACCGGATGGTCCGGAGATCATAACAGGGGCTGGTGCAGGAAGTTGAGGAATACGTTCTTCCACCACTTCTGCTTGGGTGTCTACTATGACACCTTCATTAGCAAGAACAAACAATTTATCAATAGTATTATCTTTACCGTTACTATATTTATCATTTCCGCCAATTATTTTGAATATTTGGTTAGTACCTTCTTGCATGAAGCAGTACTCGCCAATACCATTCAATTTAACAGTATATGGACGGACATCCTCTGCCAAAAACGCAAATGTTTCTGGCAGCACCAACACATAAACCATACCCGCTTTCATTTCCCCCAGATCCCTTGTTAAAAGGAATCTGTTATCTCGGAGAGTAGGTCCGGTTCCGTCCCATCTAGACAACTTGGCATAGTTTATAGAGGGTTCTGGTGCGTTGTAAGAGGAAAATGACGGTAGCATATCTGTATTTATTTACCAGTTAAAACCGCCCAAGACACAGGAAAGAGGGGTTCAATTAAATTGTTAATTGCTGCTGCGTATTGTTGAACTTCCCATTGAGCATGGGCATCAATTCTTTGTGCATATACTCTGGCATATGCTGAAAGCGAGCCAGTCCACCACCACTCTGTATAAGTGTTCTGCGGTAATACTCCCCTGGCTTGTTCTGGCGCAACACCCATATCCAAAAGTTTCTGATACGCAGCCAACCCTTCAAGGTGCGTTTTGCCGGCCATTATTTCCATATCCCGAATGTCCCGCTCATCCGCAACGAAGTCTGTGCTTCCTTGCTTGGCACCATTTGTGGGTGCGGTTCGCCACTTTGGCATGTAAAACTCGGGATCACAGGTTACATATCGACGAGAAACCTCGTTTTCTACAAAACCAACCTTGTGCTTGAATAGTTGGGTACGAACAAAGATGGGAGCCTTGATTCGCAGGGTAATTTGTGGGTGGGCAAAAGGAGTCCAGTGCTTGTGCTTGGCAAGATAACCGATTAGTTTCTTGTCCTTTTCCGACAGAACCCTCTTCCGATCACCATTCCAATTTGGTTCACTGTCCCAATCACTTTCTTTATTGAATGAAACTCTTGCAGCATTTACCACTGTAAGGTCGCTGCCCATATAATCAACTAGTTGTACATGACCACGATCTAATACATCAATTTTTGGGTTTACCATTATCATCCTCATCACCAAAATTAAATTCCACGCCATCTACTTCAACATAATCCAAAGCATAATCCCTGGCGCGCTTCCACATTTCTGGATCTATTGCTTTGATATACTCAGCAAACTTTATACCAAACTCAGCAACTGCTTCTGTGCTCAGAATCCATGCTTGCTGTTCCTCGGTCAAGTTGTCAAATTCGATTTCGATATTGTCCAAGTCGATAATTTCTTCATCACTTTCCTCGGAGTCTGCATCTGAGAAACTTGGGAATGATGGAGTTTCTTCCGAATCATCTGATTCAATCTCGTCATCTTCATAGTAATCTTCGTCCTCGTAATTGTCGTAGTTTGACATTTAAACCTTCTTCCATTGAGAGAATCTAATACGCGCTTCTGGACCAGAGTAAGTATTTGAGTCTATCATTCTCTTTACTTCGACTGATGTTCTGCCTCGCAACACCATGTCGTTCACATCCTTACCAGTAACGCTATTAGGCCATATGCAAACTGTCTTACCAGTATTTATTAATTTTTGATATTGCTGAACAACGTGTTTATTTCTTGGTTCGTTGTCCAAAACATAAATCAACTTGCTACTGGAAAACAAATTTGCATCAATTTCGTGATTCATTCCCAGTATAGCAACTGAATTGGGAATGAACAACGAATCAATCGGTCCTTCCATAACATAAACAACCGATTTAAAATCTACTCTCTCGGAACCAAAACACAATTTTACATCTTCATCAAATTTAATTGTAACATACCGAACAGCATTGTTATCTAATGCTCTACCCTGAAATCCAACGAGTTCGTGCTTTTCGTTGAATATTGGAATAATCAGTCTCGGTTCTTCACCAACTTCTTTTTGAATATGCTTATGCACAAACTCGGCAAAGTTTTCTGCATAATATAGATTCTTCCAATGTTCTTGAGGTATCTTTCTGGTAGTCACATATGTTCTACAGATGTGCGTTCTCTCCAACTCTTCGACAGTTGGTAGATTAATCTTGTCAAACTTTGGTGCATCCATCTTGATCTTTGGTTTTTCATAATTTGAATGACCATTTTCTCCGGTCTTCCAACGCTCCAAAGAGTATTCCTTGCTTAAGGCAGGAGAAACAGTTTCCAAAAATCTGTAAATACTTGTGGATGCACCGCAATTGTGACAACGGTAGAACATATCATTGTTTTTAGAATAAAAGTACCCTCTTGCTTTTGTCTTATTTGTTTTTGAATCTCCACAAATAGGACAACGACAATTAGCCAAAGTATCACCCTTCCACTTGAACATTTCAAGCATCGGGGAAACAAGGTTGATGTACTTTTTATCTACTATCAATGACATTTTTATTCAATGTTAAATGTGCGCTTTGCCCACTCTTCCCATTCAGGAAGATCTTCATCGCGGATTACCGGCAATGCGGCAAGACGCTCTTCGAATGTGCGAGTATCATTTTCACCAATATATTGTAATTGCTTGTATTCAGGCATCGTTTGCTTCCTCAAATTGCCAATTCTTTGCTTTGTCACCAAAGCCCTTTCTCTTAAACTTACTACTAAAACCGTTACTCTTTGTTGCTACCTCGTCCTCTGCACCTATACCAACCAAACCTTCCTGTGCAGATTCTTCAACAGTATACAACTTCATCTTGGAACGGTTGATACCAAGAATGAATTTCCGATTGGATGCCAAGTCATTGTAGCGATTCTTCAATTGCTTCACCATAACCTGATCCATTTTGTCAAGATCTTCAGTTCGGATCAAAGCAAACATGAAGTCTGCTGTTTGTGGCAAACCGAATGACTCTGAAGTATTTTCCAAACCAAGATCCGTATTAGTGTACCCATCTCTGTTTGTTTGAGTGGCAGTAAAAATAGGAACATTGTATTCTACTGCCAATCCGCGCAACTCTTCGGCAATTCCCTTGACATAAGTGTAGGAATTAACCATGGCCGCCTTGAAACGACTAGACGCACAGATGTTAAGATAATCCACAAAGATAATATCTGGAACAAACTTCTTCTTTAATTTTAATTCTTCCAGAAGGTGACGGAAATGATTGACATTAGAAGATCCTGTTGGATATTCCTTTACAATCAGTTTACCGCTTACACCACGAGTTGCATTGAATAACTTCTTTGCATACATCTCCTTTGGAAGTTGCTTAAGATCATCCAAAGTAATATCCATGATGTTTGCGTCAATTCGTTCTGCAATGCGCTCTTCTGCCATTTCACAAGTGATATACAACACATTCTTGTTCTGCATCAGACAATTTGCGGCATGGTGACACAAGAACAAAGACTTACCAACACCAGTACCAGCAATAACTACATTCAAAGTCTTTTGTGGTGTACCGCTGTTCGTAATTTGATTCATGTACTCCAGATCAAACGGAATACGTTGTTCTACTGTGTGATAGAACTCATATCGTTTTTCCGCATCACGAAGATAATCGTGCCCGATGTTATTATCAAAAGAAACAGCCAACGCATCCGACAAAATAGACGGAAGTGCGTTGACTGATTTATCTTTAGACTTACCTTCGATAATATGCACAGACTCTAGAATGGCATTGAAGATTGCTTTATCTTTGCAAAACTTCTCTGTTTGATCCACGAGCCAGTTTTCATCTTGCTTTGTAGTGGTATCAAACTCACCAATCTTCTTATGAATCACATCAAACTCGTTCTGCATAATATCAGAACGATTATCTATACCAAGTTTGAGTGCATCTACAGTAGGTAGTGCGTTGTAATCCGTAAAGAAAGACTGAATCGACCTGAAAATGGCTTTATCAGTTCTTTCTTGGAAGTATTCTTCTTTAATGAAAGGCAGTACTCGTCTAATATATGGTTCATTAGAGAGTAGGTTTTCAAGAATTAGTTTTTCTATACTCATTCATCAGACTCATTGTTGTCCTCTGAAGCAGTCATCTCGCCGGTTGTCTGCATACCGTACTTGAACTCTGAAGCGGCTGCTTGTTCAAGTTTCTTCATTACATCATCTGTAAAGTACTTTTCAGGATTCTCCCGAATGTTCTTTTCAAATGCAGTCTTGCCATCTGGCAACTCAATGCGAGTTGAAACCTTCTTGAAGATTCCATACTTGAGTGCAAGATCGACTAGTCCATAGTATCTATCCAAGCCACTGTCATACTTGAGAAGAACATCTACCATCTTGTTCTCTTTGGTAATTCTTCCCTTGTAGAGTTTGCAGTGTACCACATTTCCTACAACATCTCCATCACTATCCTTCTCTTTTCTCTTGGACAAGTATACAATGGTTGTGGCTGCATACTTCAATCCAGATCCGCCACCCATTTCCTTTGTGGGGAACATTGAACCAACAACATCATAGGTGTGATTGGTCATGATTAGTGGAACATTTGCCTTACCCAACTTCAAAGTAAGAACTCGGAAAGTGGCTTTAATCACCTGTGCGCGAGTCATGTCCTTTGTGGTCTTACCTTCGGCAGTATCTACCATTTCTTTATTTGTAGACAACATACCCAGAGAATCCAGAACAATCATCATTGGCTTCTTGTCCTTCTCGGGTAGAGCCAAATATGAGTCTAGGATTGTGACTGCTTGGTGACGGAACTCCTCAACCGTGTTTACAGGGAACACAGCGACTCTAGAAGAGTCTACACCGCGTTCCTTGAACATCTGACTGGTGACTGCTTGCTCTGTATCGAAATACAGCACAGCACCGTCTGGACGATCCTTCAGGAATTGGCTGACGATCCCGAGCGTGAAGTAAGTTTTGCCAGTTGCACTCTCACCTGCCAGAGCCATGATCTTATTGTCAGGCATGCCACCATGAAGAGAACCAGAGAGTAGAGCATTGAAAGCGTAACTGCCAGTATCAACGAACCCCTTGATATCGCTTCCTTCGATTCCTTCATCCACAATTGAAGCAAACTCATTTTTTGATTCCTTGATGATGTTCTTCAAAAAACTCATAATTATTTATCTCCTTTTAGTTCTTTAATGGCGTATTCTAAATCGTAAATTTTGTTATTGAATTGTTCAATTTGCGAAAGAGTCATTTTCTTGAGATCCATTCGTAGAGTCAAACGAAGATCTTCAAGTTTCTCCTGCAAACAATTCAAAATAATATCAACTGCGTCTTTTTTCATACAAACAGACTTTCCAAACTGCTTTCTTCCTTGATCTTCCAGTTAATCGTATCAAGAATGATTTTAAGCGGTTCGACAAAACTTTTTTCGAACTGGGAAGTATAGTCTATGAACCGATGCAAATCAAGTTCTTTTGGTAAAGTATTAATGAACGAAATAACATCTTCACCAATTGGGTTTGGTTCCTTCAAGTAAAGGTACTTGATTTTCTCTCCGTCTTTGATCAATTCATATTTCTTCGTGAGTTTGTTGGTTTTCAAATAGTGATTATACAACAAAGCGCCACGAACATGGATCGGTGTAGACTTGCGGTAGATTTTGGAAGAATCTGCATATTCTTTCAATCCATTACAACCACGCGGGAACGCAACTACTTCGGGTGGTTGATTGTTGAAATTAGTTCTAAACTCCTCAACAAATTTACGGAGATCATGCTCCGTACCATTCATAATAATCTCAATTGCTTTTGTCAATCCCTCGCGCACAATTTGTGGAGTAGATGAGCGGGTAGTTTCGATACCCATGATTTTCATTTCGGGCTTGTCCAAAAGAACGTTGTCCTCGCCCATGTAGACATTCAACATATACCGCTTCTTTGCAGTCCAGATTCCCTTGTTTGAAATCGACTCTCGCTTCATGTGCATCTTTTGTGCATACGCATTCATTTGTGATGCAAGTTCGTTGTACTTGCTTTCGATGAATGGATCAAGGATCTCCTTGCATGCCTTGTCCAAGAACTTGACAATCTTCTTGTTGTCGCCATTTGGAATGGTCTTCTGAACAAGTCTATCCAAGCAGAGATAAACCGAATCGGTATCTGCTGCAATTACAAAATCAACATCCTTGGTTCCAATCGTCTTATTCAAAAACTTGTTGAGTTCGCGTTCAATGTATTGAATCGACAATTGACCAGAAATTGTGATTGCTTCTGCCAAGTCCAGATCGTAATAACGGAAATACTGATTACCGATAGCACCGAATGCGCTGTTCAACTGAATCTTACGAACCAACTGAAAGTTGTGATACTTTGAGATGTCGTTCTTGAGTTGCTTGATCTTGGCAGCAGGAGCATCCTTTGGAAGATTCTTTAACTCTGCTTTGCATTCCAACATCTTCTTCTTGTACATCTTGCGTTCTTCATACATGGTTTCCATGAGGTTGGGCAGGAATCCCTGCTTGTCCCTACGGAAAGTTACACCATTTGCTGCAAGACTTTCATTTCTGTGCTTTACATCATTCATCAACTGCACACAGTCAATAAATGTTGTAATTGGTTTGCCATCTTCACGATCAAAAATTGCTTGTGGATTTAGACTACCGCGCTTACCATATGCAGTCTTGGTATCCGGTGAGATGTTGTATTGCATAATCAAGTGAGGATACAGAGAATCCAAGTCGAACGAAACAATCCACTTGTGTTCGCCAACTTGGGGATTTTTGACATATGCACCCTCAAATTTGGTATCCTTCTCTTCGATTTCCTTTTGTGGAATTACGATCTTGTGCTGGTTGAGGTAATGGTAAATGATAGTATCCCAAGTTCGGACTTGGGAGAATACATCACGAAGATTTACCTTGGCAGTATATGCAAGTGCCAACGCAAGTTCTAGCAAACGCAGTTTTTCTTCCAGACGCAACACTAGTTGCACATCCTTGTGGTTATATGCCACAAATTTGTCAAAGTCTCCCTTGTAGAATGCTTGGATGTTGTCGAACCCCTCAAAGGATGCTTTGCGCTCACCCAACTCAACATGTGCAATATGATCTAGTTTGTAAGATTCGCGTGTTACGAATGTAAACTTACGATACAAATCGAAGTAATCCATCGTAGAAATGCCGACGATTTCGTATACGGTATGCTCTTGCTGCTTTACCGTAACTACGCGAGTCTTCAATTGTCCCCACGGAGACAAACGCTTTGCAGCACTCTCGTCCAACACATTCATCAAACGGTGGACAATGTATGGAATATCGAAGAACTGCACGTTCCAACCAGTGATGATATCAAAATCCTTGTCTTGCCAGAACTGCAAGAACTGCTCCAACATCACATCTTCCTTTGTATAGGAATAAACATGGTGATTGGAGTCTACTGGAGTCGCTTTACCCAAACAGAATGTATAAGTTTGATCGTGCAGACGAATTGTAATTACATTGATTCGTTGATCTGCTTGTTCAATGTTTGGGAATCCGTTTTCACACTCAGTTTCAATATCCAAATAAGCGATACGAAGTTGATTATAATCGTATGCAACTTCGTTGGGATACTCCTCCCCGATAAACTGATAGACGAAATCGTTGTTTCCGTAGATCTCGAATCCCGATACATCCTTGTAATCATCAATGAACTTTCGAGTTTCATCAATGTTTCCAGGCTTAAAAGGTTCAACATACTTTCCCTCAAGTGTTGTCCATTCGGTTTTCTTATTTACCGCCGGAACAAACACGGTAGGATAAAACGGCTCTGCGCGATGAATGCGCTTGGAGCCGTCATATCCACGATATAAGATTCGGTTTCCCCGAATCGCAACGTAAGTGTAAAATTTAGACATTAATTATAGTTTTTCGATCTTGATTGAGTGACCGGGTTGTTCTACCAAGAACATGGGCTTTCCCTGTTCACGCTTCATCTGCTTTTCCTGCATATAGCAGTAGAATAGCACAGAATAGTTAATCATGTCAAGAATTGTATCCAAAAGTTTCTCATCAGAAACAGCGAAAGTGCCAGACTCGGTGAACGAAGAAAGACGACTCATCTTGTCCGTCATGCGAACAAGCATTCCCTTCTCAGTTGTGGTCACACCCATTGCTTCTGTCCGAGTAAAGTTTGCAAATGGCTCTTCTCCACCTTTACCGGCATAATCATGATTCTTTTTCTTCATCAATTCCAAGGCTTCCTTGCAAAGACTTTCATGGAAACCAAGTAACTCTTCTCTTGTCATCTTGTATGGTTGATTCATGCGCGTATTCCCGTCGATCCAAACCCACCAACGCGGTCGGTTTTTTGCGTTGGTGCAGTATAACACTCTTCAATAGTATAGTCAAGAGATTTCACCAATTCTCCTTGAGCAATACGATCACCATGATGAATTACAAAATCTACATTACTTGTATTGTGTAATATAATTTTTAATTCATCTGTGTAATCCGAATCAATAATTCCTTCAGCATTTAATAAAGTAATTCCCTTTTTATATGCCAATCCAGATCGGGGATGCACACGAACAGAATAACCTTCAGGAATATCTAAAATAATTCCTGTTGGAATTGCTGCTGAAAGTTTGGCAGGAACAAAGTGTTCTCCATATGCAGAAATATCAAAACAAGCAGATTGTTGTGTGGCAAATTTAGGAAGAACGGCGTTTTCACTAATACGATAAATCTTAAGCATAATATAAAATCCTATTGTATTAAACTGATTGAGTAAATCTTGGTGTTCCGGTTGCTTCATATGAAGCACCAATATCACACCATTCATTATCTTCCAATTGAACTATAGTTTTATCAACAAATAAATCACCAAGACCATCCCAAATTACAATATTTTCAACAAAATTATTTGAATCAATTAAAGCCCATCTCATATAAAAATCCTTTCAATTATTTATAACAAAAAATTGCAACATAACCGTTCCCACCAGCACCACCGGCACCGGCTGCTAACCCACCAGAAGATCCACCGCCACCACCACCGCCACCTCCACGATAACCTCTCCCACCATTCGTTGCTGCTACCGTACCACCACCTCCACCACCGGCGCCACCCATTCCTCCATAGTATGGAAACACATCTTCGTATGCATCAACAGGATCTTGTACATTGTTTGATCTGTTTCCGGCTATTATAGTAGAACCTAAAGCTCTTTTTCCGTTGTTTAAAAATATTGTGTTTCCTGAAGTTGGAGCAACGACGGATGCACCCGGTGAAGTGGTTGTTGTTCCCGAAGCCACCCCCCCACCACCTCCACCACCCTTAGTCCAATAATACAACAAAGTTATGTTTGTGGGAGTGCCAGTAGCACCAGCACTTCCGTTATTTCCTTGTATTGATATACTACCGTGATGCATGGACCCTCTACCTATCCCCGATGCACCCGACGCCGCAGATCCTCCTCCGCCTGCTCCACCGCCTGGGGCGTATAGCAAAACATTACGATATCCATATGGTGCAACAGTTGTCCCGCCACCGGCGCCGCCGCCGCTGCCGTTTGAACCATCCGCGGCACCGGCACCACCACTGGTGCCACCAGCACCGATCACAATATTTAAAACAGATCCATAAATTTGTTCTCTCAAAAATGTATGAGTTATAAAACAACCAGAACCACCACCACCGCCACCCGCGGAGGCATTTGTGGTTCCTACTCTTCGTCTTCCACCACCCCCACCACCCCCACCACCAATTACGTGGATTGTAATTAATTTTGTAGCATTAGGAATGCTGTAACTTCCACTAACATCAAATTCCTTGATGTCGATTAAATTTGGATCTAAAATATTTGGAAAATTATAAAAACCTTGATTCATTGTTGTTCACCCATACGCAATTAAAACACAATATCCATTACCACCAGCACCACTTGCACCACCATTAAATCCGTTTAGTGCGGCGCCGCCACCACCTCCACCACCTCCACGATAACCATCTCGACCAGGACCAGCATTTGACGATGCACCGCCACCGCCACCAACACCACCAAGTCCGGGAGAATATTGTCCCGCTATAGTATATCCAAAAGAAGAGTCTCCTGCTGTGCCTGTGTTTGGTTGTCCTGGCTGGCGAGCATTGTTTCCGCTTGAGTACCTTGGACTGTATTGTGCAGTAAAAGCACCTCCTGCGGTAATTGCACCACCTGTCGCAGCGGTATTGGAAGAATTCAATCCACCACCGCCACATCCTCCATTTGATTGCCAATTCCATAATCCGGTTGTTCCGTTAGGTAAACTAGTTGCGCCTGGTCCTTGTGGAAAATTTGTAGCAGAACCGTTCCCTCCACCACCTCCCAGTGGAGCAAGATCACCAAAACACCAACTAGTCAAACCAGCGCCACCAGTACCACCCAGAGAATTGTTACCCGCACCACCTCCGTTACCATACCCTGCATATATCAGTATTCCAGGCAAACCATTTACACCAATTGATGATCCACCACCCGATAAACCCAGAGTACCCGCCGTATCATTCACAGTAGCACCAGCAACAGAAGAACCACCAGCACCAATTACAACATTTAATACTGTTCCGGGTGGTCCAAAAAGATGTATTGGAAAATCATCAACAAATATTCTTCCACCACCACCTCCACCACCACCTACATTTGTACTTCCCGATGCATATCTTCCCCCACTTCCACCACTAGCACCTCCGCCAATTAAAAGAACATACATTCTTTTTGCAAATGAAGGTATTACGAAAGTTCCACTAACATCAAATTCTTGTGCTTTGATATTAGTTGAATCATTTATGACACCAATAAATCCTAAAAATCCTTGATTCATATTACATCCCCAAAGCAATTATTACGCAATATCCGTCGCCTCCGGTTCCACCGGCACCAGAAGCAAATCCGTTTCGAGATCCACCTCCGCCACCGCCGCCACCTCCACGATAACCATTTGTGCCATTGTTTGCTGCGGTTGTTGTACTCGCCCCACCGCCGGCACCACCCAATCCCGGTGCATATTTCATGTTACCCACGGTCGCTGGAATAAATAATTGACTAGTCGCAGTGCCACTCGATCCACCGGCTTTGATTGTACTGCCTGTAGCAATATTCGGATCAAAAATTACGGGAGCAGTGCTCAAAGCCGAAGATAAAATAGTTCCTCCAGATCCTGCACTATTTGCGGTTGTTATACCAGCGCCGCCGGCGCCACCTGTGCTTAAATAAGTGGAAACTGTATAGTTGGATGGAGTGGTGTTTGATCCGGGAAATCCGGTAGTGAGATATGTTGTGTTTCTTGGCATACCATTTTGCAATCTTTGTTGTCCTGTACCGGCTGTACCAGATGTGGTGGTTCCACCACCACCAGCACCACCACCAGAAGAATACATCATAAATCCTGGAGTTCCATTCAAAGTAACAGTTGATGCTCCACCCGCTGTTCCACCAGAACCGTTTGATGTATCGGAACTTGCCGATGTGCCACCGGCGCCGCCTGCTCCTATTGCAATCGTCAAAATTCTAGACGCGGAACCGGGAGTAAATCCTGCATTTGCGGCTGCGTTGCTTTCGAGTGTTGCACCAATTGCGTTTACAAGATAATAACCAGTGTTTTGGTTTCCACCAGCACCACCCCCACCACCAAAAGTCGCAATACCCGCGCCCTGGCGAGCGCCGCTTCCACCACCGCCGCCTCCACCAATCAACATGATCCAAAGGCGTTTTGCGCCATTTGGTATTTCGTAGGTTCCACTTGAATCGAATTCTTTGACTTCTATTACTGAGGAACCATATGTTGAAAATGGAAATCCATAAAAACCATTATTCATAGAGTACCAGATTCAACCAAAATATTAAAAGTTTCGGAGTTGTTTGTGGTTGCGTAGATTTTATTTGCTGTTCCGCCAGGAATGATCAATCCAACCAATTCAGCAACTTCTGTTCTCCATGCCGCGACGGATGTGCTCGGTGTCACCGCTGGTACGATCTTTTCGCAAATCAGTCTTTTGTTTGTACCGGAGTCAGTTGAGAAAAAGAATCTAATTACACCAGCAGTAGTTGTTGCCGTTGCTTGTACAGTAACTCTGAAAATTCTTTTTCCAACTCCATTACCAGCAGCGGTATTCGGTCCTGCTGTAATTTCTGTGCTGTTTGTTGGTGCGGTTCTTGAAGTGTCCGCTGTAGTCACTTGCGAAACTTCTAGAATTGGTGCTGCTGTATATTGTGCATTTGTTGCCATAATTATTTCTCCGTGTGTATTATACTATACCCATATTAAAAAGCAAGTAGTCTGGGGTTTTTGTTACTTGTTCTGAATTGTCACTGAATTTTATCATAGAATTTGATGACGCCAACCAAAGTTGATAAGCACCAACTGTAAAAATTCCTGTATTATCATTGAATTCCATTGAATATCCATTGCTATTGCCAAGCAAATCTCCTGCTTTAAAAACAGGAGTATCACATGCTATATAACCAACGGTATAATCAAAAGCAGCATAACCATAAATATCAATTTCACCACCGCCATCTTGGTTGTCTATTGCCATGACAACAGGAAAACTTGCAGGATCGTCTGCTGTTACAGTTATGCCCTTTCTGCCACCTTTCGCATTTCCCATACTAATGCTATCAAGAGATGCTACAGAACTGTACATATAAAGACTAGGACCAACTATAGTCGTGGTTCCATATGCGGTAATATTAGATGTACCAAATATAGAACCAATTGATATATTGGTAGTTGAGCTTCCCGCTCCAGATGTTCCTATGTTTATTGTTTTTGTATTTGACGCACCAACCGCATTTGTAGCAATATTTAGAGTAGTTGATGCTGTACCAGTAGCATACAAATTAAATGTAGAGGCACTGCAAGTCAAGTCGCCTCCATTTATTGCAAGATCTCCGGCAATCGTAAGTGAGTCGGTTGTTTTGTTGTATGTTAATCCAGAATCGCCGCCAAAAGTAGAACCACCATCATTGAATTGTACTTGTGTGTCAGAACCACCGGGAGTGCCGCCGCCTCCGCCGCCAACCAAATTTGTACCAACAGACGAACCACCAGTCGTCAGATCTATGTAATATCCTCTGCTCGTTCCGCCTTTTTCATAAATCCTTAAGCGATTTTGATATACGTCTATTGCAACACCAGTATTTAAAGTTGTATTTGTTGCTGGTAATCCAAAATCAATCTGACCACCCTCGTCACCACCTACTGTTTTTGCTTCCAATCCCGTGGTTGACAACGAACCGACCGTCAGTGTATCGGTTGTTTTGTTGTAGGTCATTCCAGCATCACCACCCAACACACCGGAATCATTGAATTGAACTTGAGTGTCAGAGCCGCCGGGTGCAGAACCAATAAGATTACCGCCGCCGCTAGCATTACCAATGTATATTCTTTTATTGGTAGTATCTACCACCAACTCGTTCTCAGTTAAACCAGTAGTTGGTGCGCCGCTTCCTCTTTTTGGTAGAATTTTTGCCATACATTAATCTCCGAGTCGTAATACTATTTAGTAGGTTTCACCATCAAGAGAAATTTCCGGTTCTTCTTGTTTCTTTTTCTTTTCTTTATTCTTTTCTACAAGTAACTTTGTTTTTTCTTCAATTAATTTATTGAGTCTTTGAATTTCTGTATTCAGTCCATGAATTCTTTTTTCATAAGATTCATTGGTAATAGTTGTTTCTTTATATTGTTGTATTTTATTATTTAAATCTAATATCACAGAATCCTTTGCTGCAACTTCTTGCACAAGGGTTTGCTGTGTTTTTGTTAATTTATCTGCGATGTCTTTGTTTTTTGCTTGTTCTACTACCAGATTTGCCTCAAGAATTAAATTATTGTTTACTGCTTCTTGAAACTTTCTTTGCAAAAACGGTATGACAACTGTTTCATTGTAATTCACTTCATTCATGATTTAATTCCTTCAATTATTAATAACTACCACCATCAATATTTACATCCAAATAATTCGTAGACGCATTGTATGCCAACGATGAATTGTATTTCAATGCTTGACTACTGGCGGATGCAGCATTTACAAATGCCAAGAAACAAGTGGTATCTGATGTTTCACTTGCCATCGTAACTGCGGAAGCATTCGATGCTGTACCTGTCAAACTTGCGGTGATTGTACCAGCAGAGAAGTTTCCAGATCCATCTCTTTGAACTATTGCAGAAGTGGTGTTTGAACTGGTGGCATTTGTCCATGTTGGCGCGCTTGCTCCACCGGAAGTCAACACATAACCGGCTGTACCGGCAGACAAGACTTCCATGCTATCTGCGTCAGTATAGACGATACCACCGGCACTGGCAGTTAACGCTTTACCTGTACCACCGTAGGTTAATCCTACGGCAGTTCCTTGCCACGTACCTGTTCCAATAGTACCTAATGTGGTGATGCTGGTTTGACCAATATATGTTGTTTTGATGCTGAAGGTGTCTCCACTCTTGGTCAAAGTAACTTCATCGGCAACCATTGTACCAGCACCAGAGAATTGATCCCAGGCGATTGGATCTGTATCCAAAGTTGTTACTACTTCTGTTTGTACCCAACCAGTATTGTTGTAACTAGTACCGTCTGTTACGAATACGAAGTCGCCTCCCAAGAATTCGGCGGCGGTATTAGAATCAGTTGATCTACGCAATTCTCTGGCACCATAGCAATAGTAAATACCATTGTATGCAGAACCCAATCCACCGACATCTCCTTCATTCTTTACAAGAATTCTACTGGCAGATGCTTCGGTTGTGCTTGCGGTGAATGCAACACCATCCGTAAATGTGCTGGTAAGCGCGGTTCCACCTGTCCATGTGATGGCTTGAGTTCCTGCACTGTAACTCACTGTTGCGCCAGACAATGAAGCGAGTGTTGCTGTTGTAGCACCTTTTACTACAGAGTGAACGTGCAATCCTTGAGCAACTTGATCAACATATCCTCTTGTTGCTGCATCTGTACTTGCACTTGGAGTGGCAAGATTGGTAATTCTTTTTGAACCAACATCAACTGTACCTGTTCCGTTTGGAACCAAATTTACGTTTGTATTTGTTCCACCGGCAGTAAATGTCAATGCACCTGTACCAGTGATGCTACCATCGGACGTTCCTGTACCACCATAAGCAACACCAACATCTGTTCCTTGCCATACACCTGTTGCAATTGTACCAACAGAAGTCAAAGAAGAACTTACTACGCTGGAACCAAGTGCGGTTGCTGATAAAATTTGTGTTCCATTTATTTGATAGACTTTACCACTGGCAATATTTAAATCATTTCTTACTGTAGTTGTTCCAGTGGTGGCACCAATTGAAATTGTTGTTGCTGCTTGTCCTACGTTTAAAGTAGTTGCATTTGTGTTGAACACCGTTGCGGTGCCGGTTGAAGTTGTTGTGATATCTCCACCGTTTACTGCAAGATCATTTGCTACAGTGACCGTGCCGTTTAGTGTCGTGTTGCTGGTGCCTGTCGTTGAACCAATTGTAATTGCAGCAATACCAGTACCATTCATACCGGTTGCTATGTTTACGGTTGATGTACCGCCGGCTGCCGTGCTAGTACCAATATTTACAGTCTTTCCAAAAGTACTGGCAGTTGCTTGACCGGCGATAGTAAGTGTAGAATTTACGCCAGTTGCACTGTCTTGGATTGTATATGTTGTTGGAAGTTCAAAACTAGAACCACTATGAGTTATGTTTCCGTTTGCAACTGTAAGTCCACTGGCCCCACCCACGGATGAACAATTTATTGTAACGCTTGATGCATTTATGGAAGCGGACTCTCCGTTTGCTATTACTGATCCTGTTAAAGTTATTGAAGAATCGGTGTCTGAGCCTGTGCTTGTCAAAGTAAGAGCTGTATCATCCGCCGAACTTACTAAATTTCCTTTAAACGTAGATGCTTTTAATGTACTTGAACTTGGAACATAACTTAGTGCGGTTGTTGTTGGATCGGCATAAAGAGTCAATCCAGAACCAGATCCAGTTACAAAGGTTGGATAAAATGTACTACTTGAATTATCTGCTGTTACTGCCAAAGAAGAAGCAGATGCAGCACCCCAAGACAATGTACCAGAACCGTTTGTAGTGAGAACATGACCGTTGGAACCATCTGCTGAGGGGAGAGTAAATGTTACAGAGGTTGCGACTGATGCTGGTGCTTGGAAAGCAATAAAGTCTGTACCACCACCAGTTTCTACGAAGCGAAGATCAGATCCACCAGAAAGTGAAACGTCGCCGCTAAACGTACCACCGGCTTTTGGCATAAAAGTGGTATTGATTGCACTTTGAGTTGCAAGTTTTGTGCTAGAGGTCCAATCTCCGGGAGAAGATTCGATCTGAGCACCAACCCAAATTGGTGTTGTACTGCTATCATCCGCAGTCTTCAACCAAAGTTTTGGTGTACTGGTGTTTGCTGCCAATTCACCAGCATTTGTCACATTTGCCGCGGAAGGATCTGTAGTTCCTCTTTTAATCTTAATAGTTGCCATTTAAATCCCCTTAATATGTTCCACCATCGAGTTCCATACCAATACCCAAATATTCTTCTGGTGTGTCGGTGTTACCTCGGATGCCTGTATCCGTTTCAATGTATCCCGATACAATTAGATTACCAGTAATATATATGGCTCCAGATGCCCCACCCGATAGGGTAAGTGCGCCGTTATTTGCTACAATAGTGCCGTCCGTATTACCAACACGTAATGTTGGATTCCGTATTCTAGCAGAACCACTAGTGGCTCCCATACTCAATGTTGTCGCACTTTGAGCAAAAGTAATACTGGTTGGAGTATTAAATATTGCTCCACTTGATCCTTCTAGTTTGTCTAAGTCGCCAAGTATATTTATTGTTGTGCCACCAGTATAAACATTACCAATATTAATTTGCAAACCAGAACCAATTGTTACATCACCACCAACGCTAGATGTTCCTATGTTTATGATTTTTGTAAACGCACCATCTATATCACCCACTGCAATGTTTGTAGTGGAAGCGGTAGTAGTTCCATCATATCCTATATTTAAAGTAGTCGCAGCACCAAATGCATTTACAGTTGTTGCAGTCGTGTCAAATACACCAAACGTTGCACTTCCTGTAGTGACACCAGTAGTAAATGCTGGAGATGTCCCAAAAACCAATGAACCAGTTCCGGTTTCATCGGATATGATTCCTGCTAATTCTGAAGATGTTGTTGCAGCAAATGCACTTAACTTATTACTAGTGTAGGCAACAGTTCCACCGGCACCAAAAGCCACAGATGAAGAATCTGTTCCAGTAAAAGTAAGAGTGTTGCTTACCGTGATTGTTTTATTGTTAGCAATAGTCAGAGTTGCTGCTGTTGCTGGAGCAGTAATTGTAACATTATTAATTGGACCGGAATCAACACTATCTGCAACAATTGCTTTAGTCCAATTTAAAGTATAAACACCATTCGAAGCACTTGTTAGTGTTAATATACTTCCTGTCGTATTTGTTCCTTGTGGGAACACATAAGGTTTTCCACTGGTATCTGTTACAGAAGCGGGAGCAACAAATGAAATATAATTTGTTCCATTTGTTGATTTTTCGTATAATTTAATTCCAGATTGATTTTTAAATTCTAAAAACGAAGCAGTATGTGCTGGACTACCATATGAATAAGATTCTTCAAATGTTAAATTACTAGATGCTCCAAAAGAACCATTATCATTGAATTGTATTTCTGTATTACTTCCACCCGGTGTGCCTGTTCCACCAACTGCATTCCCATCAACTATTAATGCATTTCCATCGGTAGAATTGTCACCAATATAAATTTTTTTGTCTGGGATATTAATTGCCAATTCACCAAGTTCCAGACCTGTTGGGACATTTCCGGCAGTTAAAGAACGCTTTATTCTAAGTTTAACATTATCCGGCATTAAAAATCCCCACCATCTAAGTCTGCTCTTTTTATTATATCAACTCTTAATTCATCCAACCTACCCGCACTGTCTACAGTTAAAATAGAACTTGGTTCTAGTTCGCCCATAGGATGCTGCAACCAACCTCGAATAGTATCCGCTGTTGGTGTCTCTATTGGTTCTGGCAAAGTAGATAACTGTGTTACCTTTCCTTGTGAACGCTTATCGTAATAGTAGATCTTTTTTGCCATTATGGTACTAGAATAGTTGTAGTCTTAGAAGTATTTTTCTTTATTACTACTCTATTTATAGTACCTCTCTTATGGGTTGCTTTGCTTCTTTGGCTTTCAGTTACAATAAGTTTTCTCATGCTGCCTCCACTACAAATTTGCCCTTCAACAGCATAGTTTCAATCCCATTTAAGTGTCTAACTAGAGTGTAAAAATAGGTTGTTGGTTGTAACTGATCCATAGTTTCTGCGGTTATTTGCAGAGTTGCTATGTTATTTGCAACCGTTATTGTTCCATAACCAGATTCCGAAGTAGGAAAGGGAAGAACCCCTTCCACAATTGCTCCGCTTGAATGAACTTCAAAAAACGTATCATATGGTAATAATGACTTTTTAACATAAAAGGACAGGGTGCCTTGTCCCAAATTTATAACAGTACCATCGTTTTCGGTATACTCAAATTCTACCGAGTAATCGACGCCAAAATCTGCATGTAAATCATATGTTCCTGAGTCCATTATTTCTTACCCTTTCCTATGTGGTATTTAGGACAGAGTTCCCATTCATTTTTTTCCTTGAATGGGATTATTTTAATTTGATTGAGTGGTGTTAAAATACTATTCATTTTTTCCTTGTCAACGACAGTCAACAAATTCCATTCTTCCATCAATTTTGCTATCGTATTTCTTCTACCCAAATCGGTTTCGTTGATGTCCGATGGTAAACCATCTAGAAGGAACAATTCTTTAAAATGAACAATGTAATATTTACCGCGTTTATGTAAAATATGACAAGATTGGTACA